GTTTACTTGACCAGAAGCCACGATTGTGTTTACTGTTACCTCTAGTTCTTTACTCTTTAGATCTGCAGACTTATCAAGCATATCTCCAGTAAAGGCTTCCATTGCTGTGCCCTTGTATTTTAGTTTTACAGACTCCTTTAGTGAATCAAAAAATGCTCCTTCTACTGCTGATCTTTGTTTTGCAACGGCAAATAAGGCAAGTTGATCATCTAATGTTTGTGCAATCTTGTCCCTAATCTGTTGAGCGCCTGCTGCTTGTTCATCTTGGGCAGCCTTAATTCTAATATCAATTGCTTCTTGTTTTGATTTTTCTGTAGTGATTGCTTTTTCTGCTTCAAGTGCTTTAATCTTTTTTTCTGATTCCAAGTTATAGGCGTCTAATTGCGATTGCGCTGCGCCCATATTGTTTGCATTAGAAGCAGCCCCAAATGATGCAACCTTTTCTGATTTAGTTTGAGTGAAAGTTTCTGAAAAGTTATAGCCTTTGCTTTTTGTCATAAAGTTTGAACCGCTAAGTGCTGCTTGAGTTGGAATTCCACCTGGCAGAAGAATTGTTCCAATTGATGCAAGTTTAGAGTTTAAACTACTGTTATCTTTGCTAATAGAACCTGCAAGTTGATCTGTTGACATCTTAGAAATTTGTGATTGATCATCAATTAAATTAATTCTTACTTGAAGTGGGTTTTTAAGTAGATCTTCACCATAAGGACCAATGAGTCTATTTAGTTCTGCATCAATTCTTGGTTGTAGTGATGTGTCTTGAAATTTAATTGCCATCTGTCTTGCTACATCTGATGCCTCAACAGAAGTCATTACTCCATCAGACACTGCAAGTGCAAGGTTTGCTGCAAACTGTTGAGTTGCTTGATCTTTTCCTGCAATCTTAATATTTTCTGAAAATCCTTCTGCCATAGATTTACCAGCATCTCCAGAAAGGAATGTTGTTCCAAATTGTTGGCCCTTACGATCATAGTTGGTTGTGTATCTATCAGACTTTGCTTCTTGTCTTCTACGATCCATAATTTCGCTTGCACCAACTCTTCCAGTTGATTCTCCAATAGCCTTTAACGTACTTGAAGTCATTTGTGTTTTATTTGCAAGTTCTGTTTGTGCTTTGGCTGCTGCTTCTGCTGCCTTATCTAACATATATAGACCGCCAGTGGCTCCTGCAAGTGCTGCTGCTGCTATTCCAAAAGGTCCCAGTCCTGCAATCATTGGTGCCATTTGAGCAACCATAGACGCTCCACCTAATGCTGCTGTAACGCCTGTAGGTGCCCCTACGGCTCCCGCAACCATTGCTCCTACACCCAAAGCACCAGACATCTTTCCAGAGACCTGACTTACCTTTTGGGCTCTTTGTTGTCTCTTAAGTTTTGACATTTGTTTATTTGTAAATGGTGTTCCAGTTGCCCCATTCATTAAAATATTAGTGCCAAGTGAAGGATCGTCTGGATTGACGGGAACCTTTGCATATTTTGATGCTTCTTTGAGAGCATCACTTTCGCTTAAATATGTTGATGGAATATTTGTAGATTGATTACCTGGTGGGATTGTTCCATTTGTTGCACCATTGGCTGCAGATGTTTGTGCATTTTTTGTTATCGCTTGCTCTGCCATAAGTTGCTTTTGTTTTTCTGCTTCAATCTGTTCTTGTACTAATGCTGTTTGTGAAGTTGTTTGATTGATAGCATCTTCAAGTTTGGTCGTTCCAATAACAGTTGTCTTCTGATCCCCTAATGTGTCAGCAAGTTTGTCAGCATGTTTTGATGAGTCTTTTGTGCTTTCAAGTAAATCTCCAGATGCTTTTGTTGTTCTTGAAGCATTCTTTGCTGTTTCTTTAAGTGCTTTTTGTTGTTTACCAGTTAAAGATACCTCAGCAGACAAGGTTTCAGTAGTTGTTGTTACTGAAGAACCTTTTGTTTTATATTTTTTAGCCAACTTACGTCTTTGTCTATCAATAGACTTCATCTTTGCAAATTCATCTGGGGAGTCACGCATTGAATCGTAGTATGCTTTATTTGCTTTATCTGGAACTGCTGCATCGCCAAGTTTACGTGAAGACTGACGGACCTCTGTAACTTTTGATTCAAGACCAATCTTTAATCCATCGCCAATATCTTTACCAAGTCTTTCGGTTCTTTTAGATGGTGATGCTGTTTCTGCTCTTTTTTCTGCTTCTGATAAACCTTCTTCAATTGAATCTGAAATTCTTTTTGTTATAATTACTGTGCCTTCTTTAATCTTACCGCCAGATGTTAATGTGTCAACAATTTTTTGTTCTGCAGCAGAGATTCCATCTCTTGCACTAGCAATTGGGTCAATATAGTCAGATGACTTTTCTCCAGATTTTATATGTGCAAATGTTGCGCTTTCTGGAGGAGTAACGCCTCTTCTAGCATACTCTCTTTCTGTATTTGCTTTAGTTCTAGCATCTAGATAGTCTGAACCTTTTTTACCATCTAGAGCAACTCTTTCAACTCCGACACGGGTTACAACTTCATTCCCATTGTCATCAATTCCAGTTTCAATTCTTTGTCTATTTTTTGCTACAGCATCCCTTCCAGGATTTGCAGGAGTTCCTAGATCTGGATTAAATAATTTTCTTGATGACTCTCTTAAGGTATTTGCTTGATCAGAAGTAATCTTTAAAGAACTTTCAAGTTCATCAATGTGCTGCATAATAAGTGGAAATTGGTTTTGTCCTAATTGACTAACATCTGTAACTCCTGGTTTAATTCCTTTTGCAAACTCATCAGCAATTTGATCCAAAACATCATCTATTCCACTCCAACTATCTGAATATGCTTGATATGTCTTTGCATTAAACTTTGTTACGCCATCCACCTGCATCATTTGTGTTTTCATTGCTGCTGCCATTGCAGCCTTAAATTGATCTGTTGCTCCATCCATTCCACCAATGAAGTTTGAATCCATTCCAGCAAGACTTGAACCATCAACTGGACCTGATGCCTGGTTTCCTGGACCCATAATTGCTGCGCCAGAGAATGTTCTAGTTTGTATTAGTCCACCTGAAACTCTTCCAGTATGCGATTGTCTAATATTTGATTTCTTATAACCTGGAATGCTATCAGTCATCATTGCAGCAATAAGTGGTCCGTACTTATCTGTTATTGCTGTTGGTAGAACTGCTTCTCCTGGAGAAAGCATAGCAGGAACAACATCTCCAGCGCCCTTTGGTCCTGGAACACTAAATACGCCATCTGCATATTTTCTTGGTGGTAGTCCACTTACTGCTCCTGCTGGTCCTGGTGCTGTATTAAATAGCCCTGGAGAAACTGCTGCTAAAGTCCTTGCCTGAGATGCTGCATTAGTATAGGCTAGTGCTAAAGCATTTACTGATCCAGTTTCTACGTTAAAAGTTGATATTAAATCTTTGTGTGAAAGGTGTAAGGCATTTGAAGCAGCAATATTTTCTGTTTCTGAATTTGTTAAATAATCAAATCCACCACCAAGAACTTGGTTTTGTCCATTAAGTTTTGCCATACCTCCTCTTAGGAATGCAAAAAGTTTTACAAGTTGTCCTAGGCCGTTTGCAACAAGTCCAAAAGCCATAAGTGCTGCTGGTGCTAGTGCTCCAACAACACCAAGAACAATAGCAATTACTTTCTTTGTTCCCTCTGAAAACCCATTAAACTTTTCTAAAACTTTACCTAAAAATGCAACAACTGGTGTTACTGCTTGCAAAAATGCTTTTCCAAGTGGTATAAGTTGAATCTTTAACTCTTCAATAGTTTTTTGGAATTTTACACCAGTAGCATCTTCAACTTTTCCAAGTTCTCGTTCAGACAAGATTGCTAATTCTTCAACAGAGTTTCCTGCAAGGCCTAGTGCTCTTGATGCTTGTGATCCATCTTTTGTTATATTTTGAAATAGAGTTGACAAACGTGCAAACTGGAACTTACCAAACATTTGTTCAATTGCTCTTGCACGAGTCAGTGGGTCTAATGTATCTAGCGCTTGTGCAAAACCAAGAACAGTCATTCTTAAATTACCAGCATTGGCATTTACAATTCCATTAATATTAATTCCCATTCCAGCAAGCATCTCTGATACTTTTTTAGTTGGGTTAATCATTGCAGCAAGACCAGACTTGAGAGCGTTAGCACCTTCTGATGCGTTAATTCCACCTTCCTTCATTGCTGTCATAAAATATGCAAGGTCTTCAACAGATCCACCAAGTTGCTTCACAATTGGCGCTGCTTTAGGAATTGCAATTGTTAAGTCTTCAATAGATAAAAGCGTCTGGTTTTCTACTGCGTTAAGAAAGTTAATTTTTTGTGCAAGTTGATCTGCAGATAAACCAAAAGCATTTTGTAAAGATATTGTTGTCTCTAGTGCTTGCTGTTGCTCCACTTGTCCAAGTACTGCAAGCCTAGTTGCTTGAGTTGTTTGTGCTACTAAATCTGCTCCAGCAAAACCTGCTGCTGCAGCGGTTGCTGCCATGTCCATTGTCTTAGAGGCTGCGATACCATATTTTGTAAATTCTTGACCAAGTAATCTAACTTGTGCAATCATCTTGTCTGTTTCATCTTGTGGAGTAAACATACTTCCATAAACACGGCTAAATTTTACAGATGCTTCTTCCATCTCTCTAAATGTTTTTGCTGCAAATGACCCAAGCATTGTCAATGGGACTGTAAATCCAACCATTAACTGACGGCCTGCCCACTGCGTATTTTTACCAAAGTTAATTAAATTTGTAGAGCCTTGTTTTAGTAATTGATTAAGAAACTGCTGTCTTTGTGCAGCCATCTGAACCTTTGTTGTATAATCAACAATTTTTCCATTAACCATCTCAAGATGTTTTGGAACTATCTGAAGAGTCTTTACAAGATCTCCCTGTGCACTATTTAACTGAATATATTGAGACTGAAGCATCTTAACTCTGTCTCTACGAGCACGGTTAAGAATATCTCTTTCTTGACTAAATAGTTTTTGAAATACCTTGCTGTCTGCAGTTGCTGCTGCAGCACTATATCTAAAGTATTGTTTAAGACTTAATTGGTTTTTTTCTAAGGCAGTAGTAAATGCAGACGTTGAACTTGCGACATCTTTTTGACTTGCTACGAACTTACCACTTGCATTGATTGCCTGTACTAATTGAGCATTTAAGCCTTTTTGTGCATTAGCAGCAGCGACATTGCCCTCTGTTAACGATTGATTAAATCGGCTAAGGCCTGCCTGTAACTGGCGTAATTGTGCGAGTGCTTCTTGGGTATCAAAATTAATACCTATATTAGCATTTACGTCAGACAATCATCACACCCTCTTTACTTAGAAATTGCAGACATCAAAGTTGTAGGATCAGAAAGTTTAATTCCTGATGCAGCATCAATGATCTTATAGACTGTAGGAAGGTCTAGGTTATCCTCAATCTTTTCTCGTTCCTCTGCTAGAGTTGGGAAATATTGTTTGAATGCAATCTGTACGCAATCAAGCAAGATATCCATAGACTTTTCATTATCGTCCGCTACTTCAGACAAGCCAGTAAACGACTTCATAAAAGGCTTTAGTAACGAAATTTTTAGTGGCTTAACTTCAAACTCTGTGCCATCGATGAGGGCGAGTTTTTCTACTTTTTCAGACATTGTATTCCTCCATATTGGTTAAATTAATTATACCATAGCAACTGGGTTTTTAGCCCTCTACAGATTCGTAGTCAAGACCTAATCCAATTCCAAAACCAGCCCTTTCAGCATTTGGTCCTTGATAGGCTAATATATCATTTGCATCTGTTGCAGCCCCATCACTAAATACTCTTGCCTTCATATCTTCCCAGGCATTAGTCTTTTTAGCATTAGCATCAAGGTCTACTCCCTGCATTGCTGCAGAAAACTTTTTATCTGTATAGTCTGACTCTCTACTAACCTCTAGAGTCTTTAGTAATTCTGACATACATAGAGATATTTCCAGTTCTTCATAATTTTTCCAAATACCCAGCAAAAATGCTTCCGCTTCTAGTGTTGCTAAATCTAAATCATTCCAAGATGATCCACTATCAACTGCTTGTTTCTTTACTGGTTCATCCTTTTTTTCATTAATCTTTATACCAGCACAAACATCTAATATTTTGTAAAGTGTTTCTAAGTCTATAGCATCTTCAAATTTTTGTTTATCGTTGGCTAGGTCTGGTCTTGTTTGTTTCATACATACTTGTGCACATTCAGATAAAGCCTCAATTGCCTCTACCTCACCCTTTGCAATTTTAACATTTTCAAATTTGTCCATGAACTCTCTTAAGTATTTAATTTTTAATGGAGAAATTTCTATCTCTGTCCCGTCAAGGATTTTGATATTTTTAATGTCATATACCGATGTGGCCATTATATAAGTATACCAAAAACAAAACCGCCCTGCCTTAAAAGACAGAGCGGAATTGCGTTATTTAATTATTATTAAATTACTGTCCACCTGCTGGTGCAGTTCCTAGTGTACGATCAACGATCTTACCGTAGGATGCTGAATCATCTGGTAGTAGACGGAATGATACTTCAAACATAGAAGCCTCATCACGCTTTGCAGATACTGAAACATTCTCAATTGAGAGTGCACGGTATGCTACATAAATTCTTTCAACTTCTTGAGCCTTAGTTGCTGCTGCTGCGCCAGAACCTGGACCAACTGCAATCAAACCTGCTTCGACTGGAACATCGCCAAGGTCACCTGCAGACATTCCGAGAGTCTTTAGACCACCGTGAACTCCTGCTGCTGCATTTGTTGATGCCAAATCTGTGCTCTTTGCTGCAATTGCAACAAGAAGGTTTTCAAGTGTTGCTTCAGCGAATGTAGTGTTAAGATTAACCTGCATTCCCTGCTTGAACAACTTCGCTACGTCTAGAACCTGATCTACGGCAACTTCACCGAAATCTGGTTGGAACTGTAGTTCCAAACCGTTCATAGTGTAACCAAGGTTTGTAAATGCTGAACCATCTTGCAAGGTATCCTTGTAAGACTTATTTCCAACGTATGCTGGCAAAGTTGATGTGCTTGATAGCGCACCTGTCTTGCTCGCAAAAAGGGCTGCTGCGCCAACGATAATGTTAGCGTTACTTCCTCTTGTATATGCCATAGTTATTCACCTTTTCCTTTACATAAAATAAAGGGCTGTTTCCTCGTTACAATTATAACAGCCTTTTTTGTTTCTATTCTGGTACGTGGTAGTCGTAGTCAATAATTATCTTATTCCCTGCCCATGTTCTGGCAGTTCCAAAGTCAATAATATCACGGGTTTCTTCAAGTTGATAGATTTTAAAAGTATGAAAAACAGGGATAATAGACATATTTGACAATGTTGGATCTGAGGCCCTATTCCTTGAAACCCAAGAGTTTATATCTTGTGCTGACTCATCTCCGTTATCTAGTAGGTCGTAGATGCCTTGAGTAATTTCACTCAACATTGCAATTGATGATATATCAGTTCCTGATGGTGGGCAGTAAAAATAATAAAGAATTTGTTCACATTTTATGTGTGGAAAAGGTCCACGCCTCATTCTAAACATTCTGTCATATACGCAAAAGGCATTTCCTGATGGGAACTGCTCAGTAAACTCATTTATGTCTGTTGGGGTAGTTGGAGAAAACTGCAACTCAAAGTCTGAACCTATCTTTGATTTTAGGTATGCATTAACTACCATTGGTGGAAAATTAAAATCTATCATTAGTTAGCCATCCTTAAAGAAGCATTAGCAACCCATGATGCACCCGTGCTAAGCCCAACCATGCGTCCGCCATTTTTTCCTCTTTTAATATTTTGCTTAAAGACTTTTGGATTTTTAAAGTGTTCAGATAATCCACTTGATCTTAAAAATGATTGCTTAAAATAAACATTAAAAAATGAATCTAAGACTTTGGCAAATTGACCTTCTGTTTGTCCTCCAGGATTTTTAACAACTACCTTGTTTGGAGTGAATACAGTTTCTCCGTCAATTTCAAATGCTAAAACCTTTGACTCTCTTGGCTCAATAGTAACGGACATTCCGCTCTCCATAATACGTGCCTTGTCATAAAAAGGTACCTTAGATCCATTTTTAATTACATTAGATTGTTTTAGTGAGTTTGAAAATATTACTCCACGATTACTAATTGTGTAATTTATTTGATATAGTCGTGACTCTGGGCTTCCTGTCTGATACCACTCATATATATGATGAAGTGTTTGTGGGCTTACCCTTGCATTTGAGTCTATGTATTTATAAACTGTGTCTGTTATTTGTGGTCCAAGTCTTCTATACAGTTCTTGCTTTCCTACTTCTAACCCGTCTAAAAATCCAAACGAGTAGTTGACTATGTTATTCATATCTCTCATAAATTGCTTTTGATTAAATTTAACTTTTATCATATTCTTGGGTCCTGACTTTCCGACCTTTTAAGAAGAATTTTGTAATATTCAATAGAACCAAATGGGCCTATGTAAGGCTGAATTGTTGCTATTTCAAATATTGTTGATTCAGATTTTCTTTTACCAGTTGTCTCAATAAAAACATTTGCCCCAGTTGCATCTTTAATATTTGTTATAACTACAGAAGTTATGCCCTCTTTATCATATGAAGATATTCTTGGATCTGTTTTAGTTCTTCCAACAAGTACTTGGTTTATTGTTATATTGACATTTGGAACCACTTCTTCTTTAAATGCTGAGCCTGCTGATGCAAAACTACAAGCAACTGTTCTATCTGGAACCCATCTTTTTATTTGAGCACCAAAAGCGTCGGATGTTGTTATTGCATGATATATGTCAGCCTGCATTGGGAAGGCAAAGTCTGTTCCTTCACACAACATTACAAGACTCCAGGCTTTGCTATCTTGTCATTTGAGTAGTTTTTTAATATTCTATCTACAATTATATTTCCAGTTCCTGAGAACATCTTTGGATCAAATTGAATTCTATATTGGTCTGTATTGTATGTTGTAACATATCTAGTATAATAATCTAACTTACCACAACTTATATCGTGTACTAACAAGTCTGCTGCTTGCTTAATATCTGATGGAATATATTGATATCCAAATTTTCCAGTAATGTAATAATTTGCTCCTGCTGGAAAGTCTACATAGTTAAAGCCATATGGTGATAAGTCACCAGAGCCTCCTGGAATAATTAATGGGGCACTTTCTGATCTGTTTCTTTGTGGATACTCCGTGTATGTTTTCATAAGGGCACTCTTGTTTGGGCTAAATACGATTGCCTCTGTAATATCAAGTCCATTTTCTGTAACTAAATCAATATCATAGAATCTATCCCAAATAGATAAATAGTCTGTTCCATTTCCAGTTTCTTCAACAGTTTTAATTTTTGAGTAAAATCCACCAATGACTACTGAATCAATTATTGCTCTAGCAAGAGATTCATTTTTATGCCATGCATCATTTTCTGATGCTGTTCCTGAAGTAAAGGTTCCATACGGCCTAATGACTTCATACGACTCTTTAAAAGTCCAAGCGTACGCCTGAGAGTTTGCAATATTGCTTATAGATACATTAAGTATATATGAGTAGTCTAGATCTTGTAATGTTATTTCATATTGATTACCTGCAAGTTTTGTAGTAGTTGTAGATACTAAAGTATTTAAGGATGGTTCTTCTAAGCATTGCAAATTAATAGATATGTTTTTAGTTCCAGTTGGTAAATCACTTGGAAGCAAAAAAGATATCTTTGGTGCAATACCTAGAGAACCCCTTAATATTTTCATTACTTAGAGAACTCCGCTGCCTCATCTGTAGTTGCAAGTCTAACATGGTCACGAGTCAACCATTGATCTGCCTGCTTTTTTGACACAAGGTTAAGTCCCCAAATTACATTGCCGACGCCACTCCAAGATACTGATCTTTCTGAGTGAATTAAGACTTTGTCTGAAACAGGATTTGATGTTTCAACTGGTGCTGGCTCTGCTGGTGCAACTGATCCAAGTACGCCGTTATCTAAAAATGCTAAAGATGGCTCTGTAGGAACTTCTACTGGAACTGGAGAACTAATTACTACTGGTTCTTCATCTGGTAAAAATTCAATGACAATTGGATCTAGATTAACTGGTTCTGAAAATTGAGCATCTTCTGGAAGAGTTCCATCTTCATTCTGAGTTGTATAAACAAATGGCTCTGCATCTTTCCAGTCAATAGAATCAAGAGTTATGATCTCAACATCATTAATTGAGTCATCAACTTCTGGTTGCTCTGGAAGGTTTTCTTCAATAACTGATAGTTCTTCTTCTGAAAATGATCCAGAATTATTTAAATCTTCTAACATAAAATATCCTCCTAATAGTGTTGTTTGTATTATATCATTAAAGTATTAAGGGGGACAGGAGAGTGAACTCCCGCCCCCCATTAAAGGTACTGTTTACAGATTACTCTGCTGCAGCGTCAGCGAATGCAATTGCATCCTCTTCTTCCCACTGAATACCAAAGCGGACGAATACTGTGTATTCAATTGTGTCCTTCTTTGCTACGTATTCACGGTTTACAGTGATGTCACGTTGCATACCCCATACACGGTTTGAAGGGAATGTCAAGTCGACATACCCTGCAGGGTAGTAAGGTACTTCCTGAACTTCAATTCCAAGAACACGAGTTGTACGTGCTCCACCGAATGTCTGTCCAAGTCCGTCTAGATAGTTCTGACGGTTTGCTTGTGTGCTTCCTGGGATTTGACCAGCGAATGCTTCAGCAACTGCATCTGCAAGGGTACCGTTATTCTTAACGATTCCTCCAAATGCATCTGTACCTGCGTAGAACTTAAGATTATTCTTAAGTGCACGGTACTTACGTGGCATTGCGTTGATAACCTTTTGCATAACATCAGGAGTCCAAGCATTATCTGCTACGGTTACTACTGCTTCATGTGCCTTTCCACCAGTCTTGGTCTTCTTTACGAAACCAGTCATGATGTTAAGGAATGGTGATGTTGTTCCATCGCCGTTAATTGCCAAGTCTTCGATATCATTTGCAAACGCATTTGTCATCAAACGTACTAGGTGATCCTCAAGAGCATCTCCTTCTACGCCATCTTCAAGTGCTTCAGCAGAAACTTCCCAGTCAAGACGAATCTTCTTTGTAGTTAATTCGACCTTTGAGAATGTTGCTCCTGTGTTTGTATATGTACCATCTGCTTGTGCTGCTGAACGAATTACACGCTCTCCTACGTTTACCTTTTCAAGTTCCATAGAGTTTGCTCGCATTGTGACCTTACGGCCATCATTAGCAAGTACTGTTGCATCCCAAACATAGTCGATAAAACGACGTGCCTGCTCAGGACGTAGAATTCCAGATGCTGCGCCACCCGAAGGGTTTACAGCATTCGGACCTGTAGTCTCTCCAAGAGTTGCTACTGGTGTATTTCCCAATGTGCTTGCGCCTGGGTTTGATACTCCACCAATTCCTCCTGAAACGAATGCGCCTTGTCCTTGGTAAAGACCTGGGGCGGTTCCGCCCACGTTACCAGCAGTTCCTGGCTGATTCTTTTCTATATTTTGTTCCGACATTATTTCACCTCCAAGTGACTTTATACTTTAAATAGATCGGTTGTTTTGAGGAAACTTCCGCCCCATATGGATTTTTCAACCATTTCAGGCTGATTCTGTACAATCTCTCCGAGATCGCCAGACTTTCGGAAAGCAGTATCTTGCTCTACAAGTTCTACACGCTTACCAAATTCATTAAATACATCTGTTGCTGATGCAATATCTTTTGCAACTGCTTCAAATGAGTCTTTTGCTACTTCAACGTCAACTTTTGAAATCTTAAGTGCTTCCACTTCAGACTGCAAAGACTTGACTGTTGCTACTAGATCGCTAAAGGCGGATGTTAGAGTATTCTTGATCTCTGTAATTGTTTCAATTACATCATCTGACTTAGATACCTCTGTAGTAGTTTCTTCAACAATAACTGCAGGAGTCTCTTCAGACTTCACAATTTCTTCTGTTGCTTGAACTTCATCAGTTTTTGCAACTTCCTCTGCTGGTGATTCAACTACGGCATCAACCTCTGGAGCGACCTGGACTTCTTCAACTACGACGTCAGTTTTTTCAATAACTTCTTCTGATGCCTTCTTTGTTGCTTTTGTCATAGGTTCTACCTCCTTGTTAATCTTAGAAGTATTAATGCCTTTAGCACTATCAACTAAGAATTTTATCATTGTAACCTTTTCATTATCCGTTTTTTCAACGAACCCTATGTTTTCCATTTCGATTCCTGTGGTTGGGCTAACCTCAGATTCATTTTCTGAAACCATAACAATGCCAGATTCTTTATCATAAAAAACATTCTCTAAAATAGTTTCATCACCTTTTACAACATCTAATCCATTAACTTTTTCAACAGACATAATATTTGCAAATTGATTTGCTGGAGAATCTACAAGACTCAATTCAACTAAATCATATTCTTTAATAATTCTAATTTGTGAATCTGACTTTTCGTCATATCCATCATCCCATTTGTTCATTCTTCCGCCAATTGAAAAACCAGTATACGTTCCATCCAGAACCTTTTCCCAAGCATCCTGGGCACCTTTTGAAATATATGCAGAAACAAAAACACCAGAATAAAATTTCTTTGTTTCTGGATCAAAATATTTATCTTCTTTAAAATCTACCATTTTACCAATTGCAGATGGCTGATGCATTTCTCTAATATTACCACGAAACTTTGCAAAAGCGCTCATTGACGCTTCTGATGTAACAATGTCCATTTGTTTATCTAGGTTATCTAAAGAGGCAAATCCTGAAACTATTCGACGTTGTTCATCAACCTTTGTCAAAGGCATTGAAAGACGTAGATTTTCCCCATCTGAATTCCAATGGGCTTTGGATATGCTGCTCACCATTATATTATAAACCCCTTTTTTGCAATATCTTACTATTCGGACAAATCAGACAACTCATCAAGTTTTCTGCCTTCTCCTTTTGGGTTTCTACCAGATACTGTTGAGGGGCTGTCAGAATTATTGTTTGTTCTTTCTGAGTCTCTTGAACGATTAGCGGTTGCTTCGGCAGCCTGCTGTGGCTTTAGATCTAACGGATCATCTCCACCATCTCTTTGAGATAGGCCAAGGATCTGACGTGCTTCATTTGGAACCATAATCTGATTCTTGACATATCTTTCAAGTATCTGAGATTGAGCAATTTCATCAGTTAATGTAAGTTCATTAAACTTAAAGTCTAATATGTCTGTTTTTTCACGAACAATTTTATTAATCATCTTTTCAAGTTGAGCCTGTGCTGGACGAGCAACCTGTTCTTTAAATGTACGATCTTGTGCTAATGCTGCTGCAATGGCAGATGAATCTGAGCCTCCAAGTTTTGAGAGTGGGACTTGGTGTGCTACAAGAATATCATCACGATTTTGTTTTCTATACTTTTCAAAAGAACCCTCCTGAACACCATTTTCAATTGGCTCCATCTTAAAGTCAACCTTGTTTGTATCACTATCTCCAGGAAGCGGTATATAAAGAGTTCTATGAGACTGCCCCTTTAGACTTGTTTGTAGAAAACGGAACATTTTGTCTTCTGCATCAGCAGATAGTTTTGCACCCTTTAAAGTTACAACATATCTTGGCACAGCCTTATTGCTAAAGTAGTCAATGTTGTATTGAGAAGCAAGTGCGTCTCCAATAAGAGCAGAAACTGCTGACATTACATCTGGAACACCATAAAATGTATTTAATGGTGAGTATGATTTAAAATGTATAATCTCATTTGGTCTTGGATCATCAGTAATCATGTTTTGATTCTTTGCCCCAAAATTTCTAAAATATACAGTTTTATTTCCAATTATTTGGATATATCCATCTCTTAATCGTCTGACACGCATTGTTGTTGCTGGTATATGTCCAACATATCCAATATCTCCACGTGTTGTTCTTCCTATTTCTAGATAACCATTTCCAATTGACTCAAGGTCAGTATAAACTTTTTCCATTGTCGAAGTAAATGAATCATCATCATTTAAAGATTCAAGCCAATCTCTTACCTCTATCTTTGCTCTTTCAATTCTTTTGCGAGCACGGTCTGTTGCACCGCTATCAGTTGATGCCTCAAGTTTAAGCATTGTTCTTGGAGATATTTCAAAGTCATATCCAAGACCTACAATATTTTCCACTTTAGCATCAATTGCTGCGTGATTAGCAAAAGATGTATCATAGTAGTTTGCCAACTCATAAACATTCCATGGCGGGGTAATTACATCAAATAATCCGTAGGCATTTCTAAAAACAGTTCCTGGATTAATTTCTTTAGACTTGGCACCACTTATACCAACTTTTCCTGCAGAAGCAGATTCAAGATATGCATCCGTAACCTCTTGCTTTACAATTCTCTGAGACCTACGTTTAAAATTAGCATCTAGGCCATTAAAGTTTTTTATTTCATCCCAGGACTTATTAAAGGGATCTAGTTCTTGAAACCTATTTATCTCTTCAGATAGTTGGTCTATTCTTGCCCCAACAAAATATTCTTTTTCTTCTTCCATTATTCTTCATCTCCATAAAGGGCAATCGTATCTTTTGCTGCTTGTACTGCGCCAAGATCATTCATAGATGGAATCAAACCAGATTTAAACCTATCAACCTGCTCAGAATATTCTTCTTCAGAAACTCTTGTCAATCCTGGAACAAATACTGCTGTACCTTGGCCATCATCACCGTAGTGCATGGCTGCTTTTTTTAATTCTGAAATTCTTCCAATATCGTTTTTCATTGCTGGGATATTTAATACAGATCCTGTCCCGTCAGTAAACCATTTACCATCAGACTTCTTATAAACGTAAAGTCCCCAGTCATACATCTTATCAATGACTTGGCGTCTAACATTTTTTACAATTGGTTGCCCAGTTTCAGGGTTAATTAATGAATCCATAACCATAAGTATACCATATTAGGCAGTAGTTGGTATTACGCCCTGCCATCTAATATCAGAATTTACAGAATATTCATAGTTTCCTATAGAAAATGGCAAAATGTCATCAACAATAAATTTATTTGTTCCAATATAGGCACTGTAGATTTCTTCTGGATTTGCCCCATATGTACTTCGGGTTGCTGTCACTAAAACACCATCCCATAAATAGTTGTAGAAATCCCAAAAATCCCAATCGTAAAAACTTGTAGGGTCGTTAGTTACTTTTACTCTAAACCATGGCCTTTTCTGAACATCTCTGACCTCTGTAAGTCTTGAGGCCTCATATAAAGAAACATTATTGAATGTTCCTGGACCATTAAAATTGAGTTCTCCCGAAATAGTATCCATATTTAATAAGTCAACAAAACTGAGTCCAAAGTAGTTCCACTCTTGAGCCGTTATAACTAAATCTTTGACAACTTTTCCATTAAGATAAAAAGATAATCCATTTTCAATTTGCCCAGTTTTTGAACTTATAGCATAGATTTTTCCACGCTTTCCATTTGGGTCTGTTGCAACAACATAAAACCTAATCTTTTTACTATTATTACTAAAGTTAAATATTTCTGTTGGAGAGTATGGGAAAAAGTCTTGATCATACCTAAAGGCAAATTGTGCTGCCATTAAATCAAACTTAGAATTCTTATGGTTATTAATGGGAATAGAAATGCCACGCTCAACAAAAGGTTCAAAATCTCCAAGAACTTTGATTCCACTATTTCTTGTTAAATAAAAATATGGAGTGCTTCCTTTATATATTGAAAATGGATTTTGAGACTTGTTATCATAGTAAAGCCCAGATACTTTATACGGATATATATCCATGCCAAGTTTAGTTCCTATTGGATTTGGCATTGTATTATTAAATGCTTGAGATGCCAACTGTAATTGTTTTAGAACAACTGGGCTTCTAGATTGTCCATCAGTAAAAAATTCAACATGTACAGTTATAGATAAATCAGAAAAGTTTACACTTGGTGGTGGATAAACAACCATCCCGTCAACAAATTCATACTTAGTGGTTATCCATTCATCTCCTGGAGAAATTACGCCATTCTTTGGAGCCATAGTCAAGTCTGTATAATCTCCATAGGTTTTTGTTAATTCTGAGTTAAACTTAAATGTAACATAAGTTTTTATAAAAGAATCATATGTGTCATAGGCATAAGTTTTTATGCTTTTATTTTTAAGATCTGTATATGACTCATAGCCAGTAAATAAATGATTTTGTAAAAATGAATAAGATTTTTGAACTGGCTCAGAATATTCTTGCTTTAAAGATTTTAATGTTTTTGTAACCCCGTCTACGACTACAGTTTTTGCTTCTCCATAGTTCCATTGGCTAAGCGTTTCTGACTCAACATATTTTGCTGGGGCTGGATAGTTTACATTTAGTTGTATAAAGTCTAGATCATAATAACTATCTCCAGACTCATCCTGAACATATTTGGCTAAATAACTTAGTGGAATAGAATCTTCCCAGTATCCAACTGAAGAAATATCTAGGTAGTATTTATCAAAATATGTTCTTGGGAATATACTGTATGATGATGGATTTCCACGCAGCGTCTCTGTAGTAAAGGAGTTTGGGGTACCTCCATCTGCTATGTGTTCCCAGACCAACCTACTATAAGTTCCTGCATCAAAATCAAACTCTCCAAGTCCAGTCTCTAATGAAAACTCTGCAAAAAAGTTTTCATAGTCTAGTGGAACTCCCCAACTATTAAATGCTTCATCAACACTAAGAGATTGTTTATCATTTGCAAAACTAATACTATAAATATTGCCACTAAATGTATTTAGATTGCTAGAGTCCCCACCAACATAGACTTCTAGTGATGATCGATTTCCAAAAAATGAAGCAGTAGCCAACCCAAACTGCGATATAAATCTATCAATATTTATACCAACACCAAAAATTTCTCCTACACGAAAATATGTTGAATATAGTATCTCTTCGGTATTTCCTATTTTAATAGAATATATTAATGCTCCATTGTCAAGCCTTATACAAAAGAAATTTTGATTAGTAGAGTCTACTACTTTAAAAAGTATTTGCCCACCAGTTTGAGTTATGTTCTTTTTTGTTTTAAATATCCCATAAAATGACTTAACCTGGGTGGTAAGCATTTCAAATTTTGGAAAATATAAATAACCTTGGGTTGAAGACCATCCTTCTGGTTGAAATGTTAAAAAGTGTGTACCAATTTCATTTTGAGATTCATGCATTTTCGAATAAAACTCAGCCTCAGTTTTATTTGATAGTCGTATTTCTGGCAAATCATATTTTGGGAATTGTAATGAATTGTTTACTATAGATAGATTTGATAAATATCCTTGTGACCAATTGCCAATGTCTGGGTAATTGTAGTTATTTGAGTATTTTGAAAATGGATAATCGATTACTGCTGATTTTCCACCATAAGCAGCATTTATCTGCTCTGGATACTCAACGCCTTGACCATAAACAAAACGTCTTTTTGCAACAATTGCTGGAATCTTATATGAATAAATTGCAACACAGTCCACCTCAAAAGGAGACACATCGTCATATGTATAAAATCCAATCCAGTCATTATCTTTTGAGTTTGTTGTTTTAGTTGGAAAAGATAGGTTTTGTAAAGATATGTTTAGTGATATAACTTCGTCTCCATTAATAAACATAGAAACAGATGACCTGCTATATCTTATATGTATAAGCATTGGCCTATACCATTCTCCTACAGAGTACGACTGTGTTTGATTGCCAATTTTTAATATAAGAAAAGGGCCGTTAACCCATAACCCATCATCGGAAGATATTGGACCCACAATTCTTTTTGGAATAGAAGTATAAGAGTGGGCTCTCATCCAAAACTCTAAAGTCTGTTCTTTAAATTTGCCAAAATCATTTAAGAATCCATTTCCTGGAACAATGACAGATGGACCAGATTCTGGCTGTTGTAGTGTTGTAATATTTGAAGATCCAAAAACCATTGGGGCACCTGAATTTTTTGCAAGAAGTTTATTTTCATTAACCAAGTAATATCCCTGTTTATCTTCAAGTCCATATGCATATGCTGGTATAGCATTTGATGCTGGTAAATTAATTGAAGTAGGTAAAGATATCTTTGTTTGTCCTAAAGATGTTGCATTAAATTCTTCAGACCACTGACCAGCAGTTACTCCATTAATCAAAAACTCATAATCCTCATCTGTTCCACCAGGAATATAGTTAATTGATATCACAATTCTACAATACACATCATCTGTGGGTATTGAAAAAGTTTCGGCTACATGAAGCCATTTGTTAGGTATTGATGTTATAAACTGTCTAGTTTTTGTTACTAGGCTTCCACTAGTTGCATCATAGTATTCATAGCCAATATCTATACCAGCAATATATTGACTCTTTGAATAAATATATCCACTTAAAGCAAATGTACCAAAATTAGAGTCTAACGTTTTAAATCTAAAAAGGTCTGGGCTAACAATTTTTGTGCCAGTCTTAGTTTTATTTCCAACAACCTTTGTTACGGAACTTGTTGGAAATGGCTCATCGGTAGCAGAAGAATTTGAAAGAATTCCATCAGTCGGAGTCCAATTATAGACTTTTCTTTGATCTTCTGAAATTAAAGAAATATAATCGCACTGGTCGTCAAGGGCCCACAAGAGGGTTGGGTGCTCTGAATAAATTTTTTCTGCGTATAAGTTTGATGGGCTAGACATAGTTTCTCCTAGCCTATTTTATCATACAATGCGGGTAAACCATCGTGGTGATGTATATCTTGTTCCAGACGTGATTGGTTTTACTCCATGAACAAATTCTGGGGTATCTGGAAAACAGACAAGATCTCCAGATTCTGGTTTTATAGATATATCATATTCTGGGAAATAAATTTCTCCCCCAGCATAATCATCATTAAGGTATATAAGGGTTGCTATATCGTTGGGCTTTGTGGAATCAAAGTGCTCATGCATTCCAAAACCCTCTGTAAATCTAGCAATATGTGTTTTTGATGAATCAAAATCTGGGAATGGACCTTCATAGTTTTCTCTAACAAAAGACAAAACAGACTGTCCATAATTATTAAGCATTTTTAAAATATCTAAATTAGAAAAAGATGCATGAAATGTAAACTCTTTTTCTCCATTACCAAACTCTGTAAATTCTTTATCATTTGCTTTTGCGTAGTCTGATAATATATTTGCATCAGATTTATTAATAAACCCTTTTACAACTTTTATTTTATCAATCATTAGAAGCCTCTAATTTCGTAATTACTCCAGTCCCATCTTTCATATGTAGTATTTGGATCTGGACAAACTCCAACTGGAGCAAGCCAAGCCTCTGTTACAAACAATGGATTTTCTGATTGAACTTTTGAAATCATATGAGCATTTTCTTCTGTTTCAGTAAAAAAGACAAGATCCCCTGGCTCAATGTCAATAGTTCCAAAATTCTTAGATATTAACTCTCCACCCAGATCTACTTTATTCCAAAATAAATAAGATCCATATGTTCCAGTAGGCCTGTTGTCTGCAAAGTGAAATCCACTATCTGCAAACCCCTGCTTATATCTTGCAAGATAATACTTAGAAAACATTGGTGGGTTATAGGGTAGTTCTTCTATTTCAGATACAAACTCCCAAATTGCTTTGGAATACTTTGAAAAAATATCCAATAGATGTTTTGGAATTTCTCCTCTTGTTCTGATATCGAAAGGGGCTCCCCCATCAAATAGTTGATCATGTAGTGGTACATGGCCAGCCTTTGTATGAAAATCTGCTGTTGATGCATATTCAAACATCAATGCTACATCTTCTTTACTTATTACATTTTTCTTTATGTGTATCATTTTGCCACCTTAATTTCGCAATAGTCTGTTGTACAATATGATTCGCCTTGAGCCTCTAGATTATCTACACCATCGTAGATTGCTCCAAAGTCAATATGTTTCAATTTGCCAATATAGCCATTATACTCCTCTTCAGTAATCTGAGTATACGGTTGTTGTGGATATGTGTGATTTCCCATTGGAAGGAATGAGACTGCCTTTAGTTGTCCCTCATACATATGTAATGCTGGAACAACATGCTTTGATTCTGTTTCTTTATCAAATGAAAGTGTTACGGAAACTCCATTATCAGACCAGTACTTTTGAGCAGTTGCAGCAAGTGCAATCTTCTCAAACAAAGTAACATCTTTTTCTGATCTTGGATGGCCTGACTTAATTGGGAAGTATACAACTGATGTATTTGCTGATACTACGTCGTCTTCAATTGTGTACCCTGCTGCTTTAAATAAATGCATCATTGGGTCTGTGTTTCCAAATCGAACTGCACGAAGGAAGAAGTTTCCTCCAGGTCCCCAGTGAACTCCAGGAGTTGCACCAGAAAGAATTGAAACTGATCCTGATGGCTTAACTGTTGTTACACGAATTGATTCACGAACACATAGCCATTCTGAATACTGATGATCATAGTGACGAATCTTATTGTAACCTTCGTCCATCCATTCACGAACAATTGGTAAACCCTTTTGATCTGCAAATGAGGCAATACCAGTAAGTGATGTACCAATACGACGATTGCGTTGCATGATGCCGTTTGTTTGTGGCCAGTGTGTTGGAACAAGTGTTACAGTCTTTCCATAAAGGTATGCAAACTTCAGGGTACGCAGGAAGTCCTCCTTAGATTCATGACGATTCAAGTGTACTTCTACAAGTGTACATAATTCGTATGATTCTAATGGCTGCTCCGCACATGGGTTAAATCCCATAACACGATAATCCTTACCGTCTGGCGCATCCTTTAGTCGTCCATAATTACGAGCAACATCAAGCCAGATAAAACCTGGTTCTCCGTTTTCTGTAATTAAATCTACATAGTCTTCGTACTTTGTTCCTACTTCTGCTGAAATAGAATTATTAGACATCCAAGCCCAACCTGGATTTTCTGGATCAAATGAGTTGCGCTCTGGGAATAGTTCTGAATTCTTTAGGTTCATAAATGTTTCATCCCCTGCATTACCCAAAGCAAGAGTTGCTGATCGTCTTACGTTGCCTGATACCACGCAGGTACCAATAAGGTTTACAAGGTCTACAATAGCACGAGAGTCTAGTGTCTCTCCGCCTCTGGAGCCGATTACACGGTCTATCTGGTCGTGCAACTTAATAAGAGGTGCAGGTCCTGATGCAACTCCACCAAAGCCCTTAATGGGGGCTCCAAGAGGTCTGATTAAATCATAGTTAAACTTCTGAATGCTTTGGTTTGCTCTAAGGTATGAGTTAATAAGAAGCCTTACAGACTCTACCCATCCTTCACGAGTGTCTGGAATTTCGAACACCTGTTCTGGTTCTGTTGGGGCATAGATTGAGAAATTCTTGTCCTGTCCCACTGTATCAAAACCTACACCAATACCAAGCATCAATGCATCCATAACCCAAGCAAATAGGGCTCCTGGATCATTCTTGTCAAGATCCTTTGTTGAAACCATTGCACAGTTCTGTAGTGCTGCTGAGTTTTTCTTCTCCATAGTCATAGGAGTTCCAAATGCCCACATACCACGACCTGGTGGTGTCCACTTTAATTCAAACATTCTTTGGAATGCTTCTTGTGCAGACTTCTGAGCCTTGTAATCATTCCACGGAAGACGGTTTTCTTTAGCATGATTCTTTTGAACTGAATACATACCCTCAATTACACGCCGACAAACCTCATGCCATCTTTCCTTTGTTCCATCTTCCTTCATACGGGAGTAAGTACGAATAAAAGTAATTTCTCCAAGTGAGTTTTCTGCTGCATCCTTAAACCCAAATGGGCTTTCTTGGCTCTTATACTTTTCTACGAAGTCCTCTGGAAGTTTAAAACTAAAAAAATCTGACATTTGTATCGTCCTTTCAAAAACGGATTAAGTGTTAAGTATAGCAGAGTTTTATAAAAAGCAAAACTCTACCTAAAGTTATAATTGAGAGTTAGTTAAAAGTCATAGCAGTGTGGTCATTTTTTGGAGAGCATACAGAACAAACTGTCTGTTTAATTCCAGTAAATGGACACTGAGTGGTTGTGTTTTTATGTCCAAATAAAAAACACCTAATTTTGTTAATCATTCAATGATTGCCATGTGCTTTCTGTAAACTGCCCACTTGGACATATGTCATATGCAATAGTGATTCTTGGTTTATCATTATACCAATCATCTCTTCCGTGAGGGTGTCCTGTTTCTGATACTATGGCTCTATTGTTTTTATTATGATTTTCAAAATCTATTCCGCTATCCCCGCCAATTTTATAATATGTTATTGATGGCTCTGCAAAAACACAGTAGTATCCATGAAACACTGGAGCGCCTTCTCCCCCCATATGGTCGTGATAAAAAGTCTTATTCTTTATTGGATTAACTCCAGACCCCATAGTTTTTTCATCTTGATTAAACCATCCATGAATTTTATAATTTTGAGAATCAAAGTCAATACCATAGTATTCACAAGCCTCTTTAATCATACTATTAAGAGCAAACTTTAGTTCTTTTAAACCATTATGATCCCAGTCAAAAATGTTATAGTAGCGTCCAAGTTGCGTTGGTGCACCATTCTGTCTTGTAAATTTTGACACCTCTTCTTGTGGAATAGATTCCATTGTTCCCGAAATAAGTTCATTATGCTTATCATCTAAAAAATTATATAGACTATCTAAATCATTTTCTAAATGTCTTTCAAAAAACTTGTGTGGTGGCTTAGACATGGCTATCATACTAAGGGTATCCAATGCTGTTCTTGGTCCATTCCAAATTTCTTAATATCTCTCAATGGAATAATATCATATGCAACTGTAATTCTTGGACCTTCCCAATCCCAGTCTGCCATTGCATGTGGGTGGCCCATTTCTGAAAGAATTGCACGATTATTTGTATTATGATTTTCAACTTCTTTATCAAAAACACGGTAGTGAGTTATTGAAGGTTCTGCACTTACAGAATAATATCCATGAAAATTTGGTGCTCCTGTTGGACCATGATCATGCCAGTCAAGTTTACCCTTGCCAGTATGTGTTATGTTAAACCAGCCCTGAACCATATAAAATTCTTTTTCAAACTCAAGACCGTAGTAATCACAGGCTTCTACAGTCATATCTTTTACTGCTTTAAAAAGTTTGTGTAATCCGTATGAGTGAAATTGAAATACATTATATTGTCTCCATTTCATTGTTGATACACTATTAGACTGTTTCCATGCTTCATCGGCTCCAACTGGTGTAACCCCAGCAACTTTTGCGGCCTCAATTTTTGCATATCTATCATGTAGTTCTGCAGATAAAACCTGAAGATTATTGTCTAAGTATCTTTCAAAAAACTTGTGTGGCTGAGAAGACGTACTAACGCTTTTCATGCCCTCGTTATAGTTTTGCATTTTTGCTCCCTTGTCTATAATATCATTATACACTATACAAACGGCAAATGTTCTTTTGATTTTACGTATTCAAAAGCAACAAAGTCTTTCTCATTAAGTTCAATAATCTTATCTATCATTGACTTAGAGATGTCTAACTTTACATTATTGCTATTATTATATATATGGTTAATATTTTGTAGTTTAAAACCAAAGTCATCATAAAACCAGTTATCTAAAAACCCTAACAATTTCTGCCTATTATTAGAAGTTACAACATACTTTGAGTCTATAGAATCTTTTATTTTTGAGTCAGATAAAGAAAAGTTATTATAGAAGAATCCATTAGTTACTTTATCTGTGTTAATTGTTTTGTTCCAAGACTCAAAATCAATAGATCCAGTTAAACTTTTTGTCTGTATGTTAGAGTGTGGCTCATAATATTTTTTATCAGACATAAAAATTTCAAATCCATTTTGATCTCCAGGTAAGCCAAAATACTCATAAAAGTATTTAAAAGTACTTATAAATCTATCTACTGGATTTCTTACAATAGCAAATGAAACCATATCAGCAACATATAGTTCTGGAAGATTTCCTAAATGACCACTTAAATAAAGCAAGTCTTTAAACTCTTCTGGTTCTATAGTATCGTAAGAAGATATGCATTTAAAGTTTATTGGATAGGCTTTAAACCATGATTCAAACTGACGATTGATCTGCATTCCCGAAGTTCTAGGAATATGATGATGATACAGTAACACTGCGTTTCATCTTTATCTTAGTATACACGGGCTTTTGGATTGTGCAAGAGGTAATCTCCACCGATAAGAGTGTCAATTGGCTCAGCGTCAATTCTATAAACAGTTGCTTCTGTATTATCAGTATCAACTGCTGTAACTTCTACTTCTGTAAATTGTGCAAGGTTATGGTTATATTCTAATACATGATCTCCAATTACAATCTGACCGCTTTCAATATAGATATATTGACCATTTCTCTTTACAAGGAATCCTTGCATAGTTGAGAACTTCTTGTTTGACTGACCATTTAGCCACATAGTTGCTGGCATAGTCTTTTGTGTAATGTTTGCAACATTTGTCTTAACAAGTTTTGCATTGCTCAATGTTTGTAATGACATTCCGTAAGGATTTCCTTCGCTTTCATCTTCAAGTTCATCAAATGAATAGCACCAGATTTCTTGACCAGCAACAACATCTTTTACAGGAATCTGTGTGTAGTCTCCTGCTTCATTTGTTACTGATACTAATGTATCTTCGTGAATACAGCCACCGAACCCGAATGGAGAGAATCCAAATGGTGAGAAGCCGAATACACCGAACGGAGAGAATCCGAATGGTGAGAATCCAAATACGCCGAATGGAGAGAATCCAAACGGTGAGAAGCCGAATACTGAGAATGGTGAGAATCCAAACACTCCAAATGGGGAGAATCCGAATACACCAAACGGTGAGAAGCCGAATACTGAAAATGGTACAAACGAGAATGTTGTAACAGATGCTGACCATGCTGACCATTCTGACCAACCTTGAGCATTGTAGGCTCTTACACGATATGTCTGTGCTGTTCCTGCTTCTTGTCCAATGTTTATAGTTAGTGCGTTAACTGTTCCGCTTTTTCCATCTGATGACTCAATCTGATAGTTAGTAATTGCTGCTCCACCGTTATCTGCTGGTGCTGACCATGACACTGTGTCATAGGTTGCACTAGATGGTGAAGATGCTGTAACTCCTGTTGGAGCATCTGGAACACCCACTACTGGAGCATTAGTCTGTGAAGATGATACAGATTCAATATCTGCTGTTGCCTGTGCAAGTCTTGCTACTGCAAGAATTGTAAAAGCATAAGTTGTTCCCGCTCTAAGACCTGTCACTGTGTATGGTGATGATGTTACTCCAGTAAATGTCTTTGTTCCATATACTGAGTTAGCGAAGATTGTATAAGAAGAAGGAGTAGCACCCATGGTGTTCTTGTTAAATGCAACACTTGCTGTTGATGACATGTATGCTCCACCAAAACCAGGTGTTACGCTTGTGATATAAGGCTGCCCTGGGGCTACACCCCAGAAACTTACTACTGACTTGGCGTTTTTTGCGCCTTTGCCACCTTTACGAATTGCCATATGTTTATCTCCCTTTTTTTCTTATTAAATTTGTATTACGCTGTCAAGTCGCCAGAAACAATCCAAGTATTTGTATCACGCTTGATCAATGTTGCCATTGAGTAACGATCACGGAACTTGAGTCCTGGTGTATTAAGAATTGTAACTCCTGAAGCAGCAGCAATTGTTGTCTGGCCTGCTCCCTTTTGGAATACGTCGATTGAAGAACCGATATTAAAGGCAACTGAAGCATTTGTAGGAATTGTAACAGTATTTGCTGATGCTGATTCCATTTCTACTACGTTTCCTTCATCTCCAAGTACTAGTGTGTAAGAAGTTGTCTTATTATTAAATGAAGCCAATGTTGCTGCTGAAAGTTCAGCCTTGCTTGCCTTTAGAGCAAGAGCATTTGTCATTGTTGTTGAGAAGTTTGCATCGCTACCAAGCGCTGCTGCCAACTCATTAAGTGTGTCAAGTGCTGCTGGAGCAGATGCTACAAGGTTTGAAACTGCTGTTCCTACGAACGCTGTTGTTGCTACCTGTGTAGTATTTGTTCCTGCTGTTGCTGTTGGAGCAGTTGGTGTACCAGTAAATGCTGGTGATGCAAGTGCTGCCTTAAGAGCGTCTGCTGTATCTACGTATGACTTAGTTGCAAGTGCTGAAGTATCAGCAATTCCGTGTACATTTGTAGTATCTGCTTCGTGTGTTGACACGGCATTGTCAGCATAAGTCTTTGTAGCAAGAGCAGATGTATCGGAGATTCCGTGTACGTTTGCTGTTGCTGAATTATGTGTTGAGATTGCTGTTCCACGGCTTGTGGCTTCAGTTGTTCCTACTGCATCAGCATAAGCCTTTGTAGCAAGAAGTGCTGTGTCAGCAATTCCGTGTACTGAAGTTGTATCTGCATTGTGAGTATTAACTTCTGCAACTGCTGCTGCATCTGCCTTAGCCTGTGCTCCAGAGGTTGTTTCTAGAAGTGCTGTGTTTGCAATTCCATGAACATCTGTTGTATCTGATGAGTGAGTTGCCACTGCTGTAGAAACTGATGATGCTGTTGCTAGAAGTGCTGTATCAACAATACCGTGAACATTTGTCATGTCCCCATTATGCGCTGTAAGAGCACTGTCATTTGCAGTTACTGCATCTGCAATTTCCTTAAGAGTGTCAAGTGCTCCAGGAGCATTTGCAATAAGGTTACCCAATTGTGCAATTGGAATTCTTCCTGTTCCATCAAGTGTGGCTACTCCATTTGGGTTAGCCTTTTCTGAGTCTAGTACAAAACCGTTTGTATCTAGATCTCCAAAATCTTTAAACACGCCAAGAGAGGACCATGTATTAACGCCATCACCAATTTTAAACTGGCCTGTGTCGGTTTCAAATCCAATTTCTCCTGCTGCTAAGATTGGGTTTGCTGCAGTCCATTGTGCTGCAGTACCTCTGCGCTGTTGCATTCTTGTTGCCATAGTTTGTTCTCCCCTTAATCCGTTCTGCGGATGTGTTACTGTATTATTATAACATCAATTTTTAATTGAAGTTATCTACTGCTGAACCACCATCGAATGAATATTCCCAAGTTGTTGCACTTGGAGATCCTCCATCGAGACCTGTTCCTTGCGGACTATTGAAACTTCCACCCTCACGGAATGTTGTAACAATAAACCCTGTTCCATCGATTGCTGTATCGTGGATATGCTCTGGTAGATTTAATGTGTCATCGATTGCAGCAAGTGTTACCCATCCTGCTGAAGAATAAACATTAACTCTATTGGTTAGAGAGTCTAGCCAAAGTGCACCCTCTATTGGGTTAGAAGGAGCGATTGCACCTGAAGCCATTTGACTTGATTTTGAATCTACGTATGCCTTTGTTGCTGCATCAGAAGCAGATACTGGTGTTGCTACCTGTACTGTCCCCCCGAAAACTGCAGTTCCTGCGACCTGTAGTCCATTTTTTACTTTGAAGTCTTTATTGACTGTAGCCAAAGTGATCACGCCCCTTTATTATTTTAATTTTTTAAGCAATAAGAGTTCCAGCAACGAATACATCTGATGATGCGTTAATTGTTGTTACCCGAATTCTTGCGTTAGCACCATCTACGTCTGCTGTAACTGTGGCAAGTGTGCCATTTGTTCCAACAAGTGCGTATTCTGTGATAGCAATATTATTTGAAGTATCAAGTGTTAGAAGTAACTCTGAGATTTCAGTGTGTGTTCCATTCTTGATTTTTACAAGGACCTTAGCAGATCTGAAATCTGCATGTGCCCAAGAGAATGCTGTTGCTGTTGATGCTGTTGGAACTGCAACTGTTGCTGCGAATTCCTTTGCAATTGTACCCAACTTGACTGCTAGGTATGTTGGTGATGCTGTTCCATCTCCATTTGCGATTGCTGTTGTTACAGATCCGCCAACTGCTGTAAGTGCACGAGCATTTGTGAAGTAGAGGTTTGAAGTTCCTTCTTCAATAGCGTCTGTATTAATTGCATTAACTGCTGCAGTGATTGCTCCAGAAGTTGCTGCTACTGCTCTTGCATCTGTAAAGTACTTGTTTGTTCCTTCTTCAATATCTGAAGTTGAAAGAGCATCTACGGCTGTAGTAATTGCTGAGTTACGTGCTGAGATTTCAGTAGTAATAAGTCCATCAGCATAAGTCTTTGCTGCATCACGCTTAGTTGATGCATCTGTTGCTGCTGCAGAAATTGCTTCTGACTTTGCTGTTGCAATATCAGTTGTAACTGCTGTCCGCAAAGTTGTATCTGCTGCTGTAGCAAATGACTTTGCTGCGTCAGCCTTTGTAGTAGCATCTGTTGCTGCTGCTGCGATAGCCTCTGACTTGGCAGTTGCTGCCTTAGTTGTGGCATCAGTTGCTGCTGCTGAGATTGCTGCAGATTGTGCAGCATTTGCCTTGCTAGTTGCATCAGTTGCTGCTGCAGACTGTGCAGCATTTGCCTTTGAAGTAGCGTCTGCTGAAGCAGTTGATTCTGCTGCAGCCTGGGCTGCATCTGCTTCTGCCTTAGCGAATGCTGTAGTTGCAATTTGAGTTGTGCTTGTATCTGCTGCTGCAGTTGGGGCTGTAGGTACACCAGTCAATGATGGTGATGCCAATGGAGCCTTTAGTCCAATTGAAGTAGTAAGATTTGTAATTGTATCTGGTGAGTTACCAAGTGCTGCTGCAAGTTCATTAAGTGTATTAAGAAGTGCAGGTGCTGAGTCAACAACGGCTGCGACTGCAGTTGTAATTGCTGTATTACGGTTAGTAACTTCTGTTGAAATTGCTGAAGTAATAGCAGAGTTACGGTTTGTAACTTCTGTTGAGATCGCTGTATCTGTGTAACCGTTTGCTGAAGTTACTGCATTGTTAGCCTTTGTAGTAGCGTCAGATGCTGCTGCTGTTTGAGCAGCGTTAGCCTTAGTAGTTGCATCAGTTGCTGCTGCAGACTGTGCAGCATTAGCCTTTGAAGTAGCATCAGTTGCTGCTGCTGAGATGGCTGCTGCTTGTGCAGCATTTGCCTTTGTGGTAGCGTCTGATGCTGCAGCGGTTGTTGCTGCTGTCTGTGCATCTGAAGCCTTTCCGTCAGCATAAGACTTTGTTGCAAGAAGTGCAGTATCTGCAATTCCATGAATATTTGTTGTGTCTGCTTCGTGTGTTGAAAGTGCTGAGGCTGCTGTTGCTTCCGCACCAGACTTTGCTGCATCTGCTTTTGTAGTAGCGTCAGTTGCTGCTGAGGCAATAGCCTGTGACTTTGCTGTAGCAACTTCTGCATCTGTAGCAAATGCTGTGTTAAGAGTTGTTGTGATTGTAACTCCTGCTGAACCATCAAAGTTTACTGTACCTGAAACGTCTCCAGATAGAGCAATTGCTCTTGGTGTAGCGAGTGCAGATGCTGTTGATGCGTTACCAGTTAATGCTGCAGTAATTGTTCCTGCTGCAAAGTTACCTGATGCATCACGCTTTACTACCTTGTTTGCAACGTTAGCAGAATCTGCTCCGCCACCAGCAAGTGAAACGATGTAGTCAATGTCTGCTTGCTTCTTTGTTAGTACGTCTTGGCCACCGACTGTTGCGGATGAGCCTTCAACGACAAGACCATTCTTGATCTTAAAATCTTTATTTACTGTAGATGCCATTTTTTATATCTCCTTATTATGCCTTTAATCCCATACGTGCGTAACGTACAGTGATTGGCTTGATCGCAGGGTCTGGAGTAACTGTTAAAGTTACGGTATTTCCAGTGCGAGAGACATTAATGGTTCCCATATTCCCATCATTGTCGATAGTTCCAAATTCATTGACAGATACATTTACTCCGTCAACCAAGATGGTCATTTCAGTGGCATAGTATTTATTTACGCCACCAGAATTCTTAGATATAGAGATAAGGTACTTGACCATTCTCCATTCAGTTGCATCAAAGTTATCAATTACTGATGCATTCTCAATACCGTAGATGGTATTGTCGTTATTGCCAAATACGCCTGCACGTGTTGCTTGTGCTGCTGTAGTGTCAATTAGATCTTCGTAATCTGCCTGCGATGGGCGATCACCAGTCTGGAATTTTTCTTTAAGTGCTGTGAGTGATATTTGGGCCATGTTGTTATTATAGCATTATTTTTTACAGAATATAATTACTGTATCCAATAATGGCTACTCCTATCGGTGCTGGATTCTGCCTTGTATATCCATCTAAACCTATGTTAGATATACGCAGTCTGAAAGGCAAACTTTCATTTGCCAATACTTTTCTTGGTACACTGGCTACTGAAAAAGTAACCTTGTTTGAATCATTAATCGTTAAATCTGGTACAGGGTTTAAATTTACAAGTCCAACAGTAACCACTGGGATAATTGCGGAAACAAGTCTTCTTGCCATTAAACCGTTCTATCCGTTACTTCTGCAATGACGTTCATAACGCCTCTGCAAACAGTCCAAACCACTACTGGGTCTGATAACTGTACGTCAAAAATATCTCCTGTTGATAAAAGTTTGGCTTGCCCTGGTGCTAGGTATACTGTAAATTCTCCTGCAAGATCAAATGCTGTTTTTGAGGGAACAGTTGAAAATAATAGTTCTGATCCTCTTCTAAAGTCAGCCTTAATTGAATAGTCGTTTGGGTTAATTGCAATTTGCTTATCGTCTTCAACATAAATTCTAAAAGATGCACTATCTCCCTTTACAATTGTCCATCTAACAATTGGTGGGGCTGCTCCAATCTCAATCTCGCCATTGGCATTAGTTACTTGAGATGACGTAACTGTAGTTGTTCTTAGTGTTGGCATGTTCTGATTATACCACTATTAGGATAGCCCACTGGCTAATGCGCCCCAGGTTCCATTGCCCTTTGCTTGAACTATTACAATACCATTTGTTGAACCAGTATGTCCAACAATTCCTATTGCTGCTCCCGATCCAGATGGCTTGACATTTGTCAAACCTCCGCCAATTGCTACATATAAAACATCTCCTGCTAAAAAGGCAGATGTATTAATTCCTTCTAAAACTCCAGCAACAACAACAATTCCATCAGAGTTATTTCCAAGTTGTGTCTTTGTTAATCCTAGTATTGGCTTTGCTTGATCTGGTGTTGACTTTGCAATTTTTGTTTTTATATTTTCACCTAAGCCATCTGATGTTGATCCAGTTGCATATACTGGTGTTCCCGCAAGAATTGCGCTACCAGTTTCATTTCTTACTGCAATCTCAAAATATGAAACGCCTAGCGGTGGTAAAATATTTTCAAGTTTGTCGACTAATCTCTTAATATCTCCAGTAACATCTACAGGAGAAGCATCTGTAGGAAATGGAATTTGATATTTACCTGATTTTGAGTATGTTTCTTCAGTCGCCATACTATTTATTATACCATGCCCTAAAGTTGACTTTTTAGCAAAATTTGTGTTATACTTGGTAGTAGACACCTACCAGGGTGTTATTGTTTTCTAAGGAGGAAACTATGATTAAATGGATCGAAAGAAACAAGGAAATCATCAGCATACTCAGTATTAGTCTGTTGATTGGAACATCAATAAACTCTGCTAATGCTAATAATACGAAAAATAATTTAAGCCTGGAACAGGCTCAGTCATCACAAAACGCCTCGAAAGAGGTTTTTTTGGTTTCTAAAGCAAAAAGACTAGAGAGTTTTGAAAATAAAACATCTCTTACTGATTTGGAACTTAAAGAATTGCTATCTTTGGTTGGCTTTAAAGGTAAAGACCTTGTAGTTGCATGGGCAGTTGCTAAAAAAGAATCTAATGGAAGACCATTGGCTTTTAATGGCAATCACAAGACTGGGGACTCGTCTTATGGTATGTTCCAAATTAATATGATTGATACCCTTGGTCCTGATCGTAGAACCAAGTTTGATCTTGACTCTAACGCTGAACTCTTCAATCCCGTCAAGAATGCAGAGATTGCATACTACATGACAAGTGGTGGAGATGATTGGTCTTCTTGGAAGGGTATTACCCCCAAGACCAGAATGTGGATGAATAAGTTTCCTAAGTAAGTCCAAGCCTAATTTCTGACTCGACAATATCTTTGATTGAATAAGAGCAGGATTTATTTAAACATGGCAAGGAGACCCCAGGCAATATGGGGTCTTCTTTCTTTGATTGGATATTCTCATATTTAACCTCTACTCCAAGTTCGCTATAAACAGATAAAATTTCTTTTGGGGTACAGAAAATATCAGAGGCTACATCATAAGAAGCATTATCAGAACCATCTAGCAAATCACATATGCCTGCAAGATTGTGGTTGGCAATATCAATAATATGAGAGTAATACCTTCCAGATGTTTGAGAGTGAACCTGGAAAGTTTCATTATTTTTTACAGCAATCCTTATCTTATCAAAAATATTACCTATTTGTGTTTGACCTGGTTTTGATATCAGCCCACCTATGTTAAAATATCTTAGATTTATATAGTTTAAATTAAATTCATCAAGCATTCTTTCAGCACTTAACTTACTTGCACTATATGGGTTTTCTTCTCCATATACGGCTGCCGATGATGCATTTAGAACTGGGATATCTAATTCACTGCAAACCCTAAAAACATTTTCTGATGACCCAGTGTTATTATTAAAATAAGACTCTGGATTTTTTATTGACTCTTCAATTGATTTTTGTGCTGCTAGGTGTATTACAATGTCAACTCCATTTAGTGTTGATTTAACAGACTTATAATCTAAAAGATCACAAAAAATAAAAGAATTTTTTTTGCCCCAAACATCCAAACCAACTACAGAAAAATTGTTTTCTTTTAATAGTCTAGAAGTTGCACTTCCAACATAGCCAGAAGATCCAGTTATTGCAACCTTAACATTCTTCAAGCAGTTCTCCATTCTTAAAATCTAAATGAGCATAAACTCCAAACTGATCTAAAGTCCTTTCTAATCCAAGTTCAAAAGGCCCAACGACTTTGTTTGTAAATATATCAAAAATTTCTTTTTTAGAGGATATCTCCATTTTATCTATAAGGTCTGTATAGTCATTCCAAATTAATCTTCTATTATTTATAAGAGGTTTATCATAACTATAATACAAATGATACATGAAATCTTCATGTGGAATTAAAAGATCATAGCCATTTGTATATGCACGGGCTGCAATAAATATCTCTTCCCCCGTTGCTACTATTTTTGGGTTTGGCTGTATAAACCCTCCAACAGTAAAAATTGATCCTCCAGAAACAGATTTTGTAAAAATTTCTTTTTGATCTTCAGCAAGAATAATTGCTGTATTTTTTACAATACGCATATTCTTAAACCAGTCTCCAGTTTCTTTAAAAGAAATCTTACTACGATTATTATTTTTGTCATGCATTATATTTACACCATCATGCCAATAATTTTTTGGGTATTGTGTGATTAGTGGTTTTTTAAATCCTAAAGCCTGATACTCTTTAATAGAGTTTATTGCTTTTTCGTCCCAGTTATCGTCAAACCTGCTGTGAGAGTCTATCTGTAAATAATAGTCTTCGTCATTATAAAAACCATGAGCAATTAGTCTTCCAAGACCCATGCCAAGATTGTCTGGGGCCTTGCTTTTTATAACTTTGACATTTGGCAAATCTGGTATTTTTACATTATCTACTTCATGATATATATAGTGAACACCAACATTTATTTGATGTTTATGAGAAGATTTTTCTAAAAGGTTATATATTGTTGGGCCAAGTTCGTGGTCGTGATATGAGGAAATTTGTACAAATATACTAGACACTTTACCATTTCCCTAATGGGCATGTGGCTTCCTGTAGTTTTGTTTTTATTTTCATTATGCACCCGCATTGTTTGCATTGTGATGTTAGGCTAATTAATTCAGGACAAGACTTGCAAATATCAAATCTTGAGTTTGAAATATCTTCTGGAGCCCAGGCAACATTTGGGTTTAACACATCCCAGGGTTTAACTGCGTCTGGATCCAATAAATTTTGTTTTAAAACTTGCCATTTTGAAACCATTGATTACTCCTTTATATTTGAAAAAGTTGTGCCATTCCAATATTGTCCACTTGCTTGTGCTGGCAAGTCTTTAATATCAATTGGGAGGTTAGTAATTTCAACAATCGTGGGGTTACTTGAAAGTCCTGCTCTTAAAATTTGAGTATCTGGAGTACCTTTTGGTATATTTAACCATCCAGCATATTCACCTTCTACTAAAACTATATAGGTGTCTCCTGTAAGATCTGACTTTGATATAATTTTAATTTACTCCATTACTAAAAGAGGTTCCGTCATAAGACCATCCTCTTGCTACTTCACTATCTGATGGAACTTCTACTATTTTTGGATTAGAAGAAAGTCCTTCTATCATTACTAAAACCATTGCTGGATTTTCTGTTTCTAGTTCATCAAAAAGCATTGTAGTAAATACAGTATTTGTGCTTCCATTAATAAAAGCATATTTTTTTGTTGTCATTTTTTCCTCCTATATAATTGTACCATAGTCATTAAATCATACACCCAGCAGATCTCCAAATACCGCCGTTACATGTACATCCAGCATAAGTATTTAGATTTGAACTACATGCAGCAGTTGCTGCAGTCGTTGCTGCGGTTGTAGCAGCAGTTGTAGCAGCAGTTGTGGCAGCAGTTGTGGCTGCTGTGGTTGCAACAGTACCTCCACCAGGGCAATAATCATTAATTCCAATATACTCTCCAAGTGAGTTACACCACTTGGTTGGAGCAGCAGTTGAAGCAGTTGATGCTGTGGTTCCTTGAGTTGCTGTGGTTGATTCATAGCCACAGATACCATCTATTTGAACATAATTTGTGCCCAAATATGTATCTGTACAAACAGCATCATCAAATGTTCCTGTTGCAACTCCATTTGAATATACTGGAGCAACTCGAGCCATATATGATTTTACTCTTAGTTGTGTTCCAAGACATCCACTTTCAACTTCTGTTAATCCAGCATTTTGGCATGGTCCATAGGTAATCGTTGGGGCTGGTGCTGCTGCACACGGAGATGTTCCTGCTCCTCCAGATCCTCCACAGCCAGAATTATTGGTGGCTATACAGCCTCCCCAAACTCCAGTCCATGTTGGTGATGTGCAAACTTCATAGATCTCTCCATCGGAACGCTTTCTTCTTGTTCCTTCCCAAATTGCATTATAAACATCTTCTCCTTGGCATTGTGGATATGTAACCTGATATGTTTCACAAGGACCCCATGTCCAAGAAGGTGGTGCAGCAGTTGTTGGTGCAGAGGTTCCCCCTCCTCCAGGAGCAGAAGTTGCTTGAGTAGTTGCAGCAGTTGTTGCAGCAGTTGTTGGTGCAACATAAAGGTATGAATCTAAATCTATAGTAGTTTCATAATCGACAAGAAGGCCGTGGTTATTGCAGTTGATAGCATTTGAATCACAGATATATGTTTGCAATCTAGCCCCTGCAGCAAGATTATTATTTGCTGATGAAGCCCCTCTAGAATTTCCAATAGAATATGCTGATCCAAGTCTTAACCCATATGAAGTAATTAATTCTTGTGCTGCTGTGAGCGAAAGTCCAGATACATCTGGAATTGCAACCATCCCTTTGCCATGAAACCCAAGGTTAGTGAACATGTCTTTCCTACGCTGTTAAATCGCCGATCAGAGTCCAGGTATTTGCATTAGTTTTAATTAATGTTGCTCCTGAAAACTGTGCAGCAATTTTTTTATTAGAATTTTTACTATTAATTGTTACGCCCTGCACAGCAGAAATAGATGTAGCCCCAGCACCGTATCTAATTATGTCTAGTCTTTGCCCTATAGCAAATAAAACAGTACTATCTGCTGGAATTACAATTTCATTTACTGTATCTGATAATGCTAAAATTGTCCGTCCAGCGTCGGCTAAACTTATTGTGTAAGAGGCTGTGTTTGTTTTTGTTAATAGTATTGCAGAGTCTCCATAAGATCTCCAAGACGTACCATCAAAAAACTGTAAATCATTTAATGGTAATCCTGATGAATCAACCCTAATAAAACATACAACTCCTCTTTTGTTTTCAGAAGAAATATTTGCAAAGGCTGCATCTCTTTGTGTGGCATTTAAAAAATTATTTACTCCTGCTTTTGCTTTTAATACTTGATCAAATGTTGTTGTGGATGTAAAGGATTGTTCTCCAGACCACGTATATGGTGCTGCAGTATTAACTGTTCCAGCAATTGGATGCCATTTATCTGTTGTTGAATTATAAATGTATGCAACTTTTGATGATGAGTCAATTGTTTTTGCCATTATGCACCAACCTTAATAAAAGCACTTGCTGTTGAATCATATACGTACATCTCTAATGGAGATGTTCCCTTTTTAATCCAAATTAATCCTTCTGATAGCCCCAACGTTGGTGCAGTAGTTTGATATTTTGCTGCTGGAAAATAATAAGTATCTGTTCCAACTACATCTGCATCAACCCATATAAGTCCATCATAAACAGTTGTTGGTTCGGCTGACTGGTATGTACTTCCAGTACCCTTTTGTTTTATTGCTTCAACATCATTTTTAATATCTATTATATGTCCAGCCATAGATGGTCTTGTAATTGCTGACTCATTTGCTGGAACTGTTTTGCTTCCATAATGGTAAAGGCGTAGCGCTTCTTGGATGTCTGCTGCCTCATCCATGCCTGGGAGTTTAGTGTTTAATACACCAGTCCCATTTTCAGTATTGTCAATGTTTTTAATAGCCATAAGATATCACCACTTTCGATTATACCACAGAAATAAATAGATGAACCATCTTGGATCCATCTAGATTTAACCATGTCCCCCCAGTATATTCCATTGCCTTGATTGTTATAGGCAGTGTTAAAATTTCATTTTGTAGACTAGTTGTTCCAACAGAAATAGCAGAACTTACTGGTTTTGTATTTAGTACTGAATGTTGAACATTAAAGTTTGAAGAGGTAATGGGGGTTGTAGTTGTTAATTTAAGCACGTTATTAAGACTTAACAAGATTGTTGCTGAGCCATCCGTAAAGGTAACGCTTCTATTTTCTGCATATACGCCTGGATCAAGTTTAAGTCTTTGCTGCCATTGAGAAGTTGAATTTGTTATAGCAACATATTCATACATATAAGAGTATTCTGCATCATTCTGACTAACATTAATTGCCCAGTCTCCAATTACTGGTATCTGACTTCCCAAGGCTCCTGAAGAATTTGGGTTTTGATTTGTTGAAAAAATTTTGCTTCCTCTAGCACCCGTTGGACCAAAATCTAGTTCAAGATTTATTGTTGCTGGCCCACCTAAAACAGTAAGATCATCTGTAGATACTAAAACTTCTGGCATTTTAGACTCCTGTCACATCGTCTGTTACTGATAGATTTCCTGTTAAGAGCGTATAAATTACAGAACCATTAGCACTTGAAATTTGAACGTCATATACATAAGATGTTCCTGCCGTAAGTGTTCTTCCAACTGTTGGAGCAATAGTACAAACAATATATTGATTTCCAACAATTGTTGCTGTGCCTGCTACTGCAAAAGTTGGGTTTGCCCCTCTAGATGTTGCAATGGTAAATATGGCACCATACGAGACTAAAGAAAAAACGGAATTGTCAGAATTTTTAGGGTATATACGAAACTCATAGGTATCACCCTTGTAATAGTCTATGTTATAAGATCCTGGAAATGCCATGCTTTTATTATACCACGCTAGAACACTGATATATAGATAGAATTGATTTGTGCCATAGCATCTAAATCGGAACGTAGTTGTGGCACAACCCCACTGGACCTGTCTATTTCAGAGTCTATATAAAACATATGGGTGGTCGTCAATTCATATGTATATTGATATTTAAGGTTTGCCACAAATGACGTTATCTCTTTTTGGCTATCTGGAAAAAATGACCTTGCCCATATTTCAGTATTATTTCCATATGTCTCTAATGTAAAATTATATGTAACCCTGACCTGAGACCCTAAATCTAAATGTTTAAAATTAATCCTTCTTGTTTCTGGATTATAAAGACTTATTTTATTTGGTAAATAAAGTTCGTTAGTATCTTTACCTGATCCGTCTACAAAAAAATCTACCCAACCATCGTCACCTTTATTAGCACCTAGTTGAAAATTTATAGTATTTTTGTTTGAGTAATTTCCCCATCCAGGGGCATATAGGAGTTTACCATCCTTGCCTGGCTTACCAGGCTCCCCTGTTTCACCTTTTGGCCCTGGAGGCCCTTGCAAACCTTGAATTCCAGGTACTCCTGGTGGGCCCTGTACTCCAGGAACTGGAACAAATAGACCAGATGAGTCTGATGGCTGAGAACTTGACTGCTCTACTTGTGCAGCATAACTTTGCTTCTTGTTGCCTTGGAAGTCAACACTTTTACTAATGCTCAATCTTCCTCCTAGTTATTTTTTTATTTTAAAAACTTGAACTTGTCCAGATGAATATGTTATTTTTATGGCACCTGGCAAATTTGGTTTATTTTCAGAAACTTTAATTATCATATTACGCCTAGTTGTAACTTAAATCGCTTAGGACTGATATGGACCCAATGATTGGTGTCCAAATAATGTCCTGTGCGTCAGTTGCTCCATTAATAGTTGCTTGCACGTCAAATCTTAGTTCATTTACTCTAACCTTCTTATAGCCAGTACCCCAGTCTTTTGTCATAGATGCAGGTGCTGTTATTGTTATGGTACCAGCAGAAATATTTTTTACAGATGTAAGGATATCTACCATATCTGAATATGGATCATAGGCTGTACAGGTAAAATCCCAGGTAGATATGTTAAAAGGAGTAACTTCGTCATTTTGTAAAAAACTAACAGTTATTGATGCTGTATCACCACGAACTACAGACCACTTAATGTTTATAGGGTCTGCTCCAAAAATTTCTGGGCCACAAATAGAAGAACTCATAATACTTGATTATACCATAAAAAATGACTAATACCAAGGCTGGTGGGTATAGTACAAACCAAGGTATTAGTCTATAAAATTATACCATAAAACGGACAATACAGACATGATATTAAAGTTTACCAAATTGTTACAATTGAGAATGTCCGTTTTGTTACTTTTATAATAGTATGCCAGGATTGCGATAGTGTATACTAAATATATATAAGAAAAAAGAACTATCTTTAAGTTTTATATCTAGAAGATATCTTTATATATAGTATATAGCAAATTATTTATCGTTAGAAGCAATGTGCTTAATTAAAATTTGATACATATCGTCAAGTTTCTTTTCCTGGCGATCTCTAGATTTAATAGAGTCAATTCTCTGTTCGTCAACAGCGGTTTCTAATCTAGAAATTTGGTCCTTCATTGATGATCCAGAATTCGGCTTAAGTTCGCTGAGATAATGTTTTACCATCCACTTGATTGCGAAGGCGATTGATGATACAATTGTTAGGATGGCTACGATTAGCGAAGCCCAGTCTTGCACTGTCATAATAAGATTATTATAAGGGGTATATTTACAAAATGAAAACAGACATCCTGGAAACACTAGAGCATTCACAACAACTAGTAATTTCCCCAGATATGGATGGTGTTGTTTCGGCGCAATTAATAAATCGTTTTAACGGTTCGAAAATAGTTGGCACATATGACAAAAATATTCTTTGTTTGGCAGATGGAGTTAATCCAGACGAATGCTTGTTCGTCGATTGCGATATGAATCGTCAAAATTATGTGTCACTCGGAAATCATATGCGATTGTTAAATGATAATATGTCGGTTGAGTCTTTTAATCCGAATGTTCACTTCGGCGTTTCGACATATAGCGACAAATTCCCATATGCAACTGCGTTTTTAATTTCGTTCGCAACAGAGGTTCAAACCTCCGACTCTGACCTTATCCGCATGGCATACGCTGATTCAACTCTTAAGAATATGGATTCTTACAGCGATAATATGATCAATTGGTCAAAACGGATGGAACATCCTGCAGTAAAGTATATTACAGACAATTCGGACATTGCTAGAAGAAATGATGCACAAGCAAGGTTTGACTATATTCAGCAATCCTTTACATCTAAAAGATATGGCAAGGCTAGATATATTCAAACCCTCAATGAGGCATTTGAAAAAGAAGGTTTGGCATATGAGCGACTTACGACTGGCATAAAATATCAAACCGATAAAGTCGGGATAACAACAGTAATGCGGTATAATAGAGATATAATTTCATATGCAGAGATTTTCGGCGGGGAATACTCAATCACATATGACCAAGAGATGAAATGGGAGTAATACATGTATAGAGAAGAAGCAGTTAAGTTAATGTCTGACACTATTGACGCATTTAATAGATACCAGGCTGAGCAGAATGGCATTGATCAAACTCAGATAGAGGAATACATTAAGACGGCCAGAGAGCAGATGGAGTTTGTTAATGGTATGTTGTATGATACGCTCAAAGCCAATGGAGTGATCAATTGATCCCCGAAAATATTCAACAATACTTAATGAATTGTGATGTTGAGGCTTGGTCTGATACTACTCAAGAAGAAATTACAAAACTTGCTACAGAACGTAAGAATTCTGAAAAATATTGGAGAGATCGTATTTATTACGAAAACATGTAATGTCAAACCATAAAGATAAGGTTTGGCTCGAAAAACAATATGTGGATAATAACAAATCTATTGACGATTTAGCCAAGATGTGTAATGTTGATCGAAAAATTATTATTCAAGCGTTAAACGATTTTCAGATATATAGATCTTATAAAACCGACAAACATCCTAAGAGATGGTAGGTTCACCAAGTCTAATAAAGGCTGCAATGTCATGAGCCAGGTCATGGTTTACATTGTGAAATTTAAGTTCAACCTCATTGGCGATCTGCTTACGTAAATCATTAGCAAGTTTCTCAACTATAAGTATAGCCTGTTGTTCTTTTGTTAACTCTACTTCTAATCCATTTGAATCTAACATTTTATTCCCCCTCGGTTTTACGACCCATGTCTAGCCAGAATATTTCTCTGCCCATGGCATCTGTTTCTTTAATAGGAATTGATTCTCTTTGACAATCGCATTGCTCGCAAACTGTTTCTGAAAATATTTTTGTAGCCAGGTTTGGTTCTTCTAGTGCATCCCAGGCATTTTCCAAATTGTCTAAAATTCCCATAAACCCATTCTACCATAAATCTGAAAATCTTGTTCAGGTGTATGATACGTATATTTAAAAGATAAAAGCAAAAAAGATAGTGAGCCCATAATAGAACTCACTACTCTTTTGATCTTTTATGCTTTAGTTAATGCACCAGTACCCTGTAGCCAACCAGAATGAATGCCTACTAGGGGTGCGTCTATGCAAACAGCAGTCCCTATGGCAAGCGTTGCTTTAAATAATTCAATGAACTCTAGGAGATGTTCTTTATTAGTAAATTGCATCTCTCTAGATGTTCCTTGTGTTGTTGTTAATGTTGCTTTAATCATTTTATCTTCTTTCTTGTAATGTGTTCTATCATAATTTTCTATTGTGCCACCATTGGCTAAGTGTTGTCTGCGTCTATCTAATTCGTTAGACATTGACTAGGTTGCTTACCTGTGCATAGATGTTAGCGTGTGCATAGCACACCTTCTCTGTAGGTATCCCTAGCATAAAGGCATCTGTGCCACTATATACTAGTTCTGTTGACTCACAGTCTCTAATAATACATTTCATTTATTTATTCTCCTTAGTACATTTACAGGGGGTGATTGTTATTGTATTGTCCTTGTGGACAACTGTTGCTAACGTATCGCAAGCATCGCATATATAAATAATCATTTATTTACCTACCTTAGATAGAGCCATATAGCGTTCAACAATAACCTTAGCCTTATCAAAGCCATACTTATTGTTTAGTACCTGACATTGGCGTAGTGTCAATGCATAGGTAGTAGGGTTATTTACTGATAGTGCAGATGAGCCAAACTCTTCTGCTATTTCGTTATATATAGTGTTCATTAGATGAACCTTTCTTTTAATTCGTTAGCCTTGTGCTAACTTTTTGCTGACCTAGGTTATTTGCTCTTATTGGGAGGCTCACTAGGATTTTTCTTTATTTAATTTTTCTTATAGTAGAATACTACCATAACTACCCTGAAAAGTCAAGGCGACACGCCGTTTAGGCTATGTGATTTAGGTCACTTATTCGCTACGCTCACCCTATACTCTAGGTTTATTTGGTAGGCTCATTAACCTTTTTAACGCTATTTAATTTTCTTTATACTAGAAGTATAGCAAAGAAATGTCAAAAAGTCAAGACGACACGCCGTATAGTAGATGTGATTCGCATCACACGCCCCGATCCCTCGGGGTTATCCACAGGTTATCCACGTGATACACATCACACCCCTATTTCACGCTCAAGTTATCCACGTGATGTACCTCACAATACCTTTTGTCCGTAATGTCCGTTTTGTACCCCCCTAAATGTCAGACCCCCCTGCTATACTTACTAGTATAAAGAAAGTCAGAAAAGGTTTCTGAACTAGAAAGGAATTCAAATGAATTCAAATGTAATAATCACAGTGTGTAAATCACACGTCCCTAATAAGTCTGCTATCTCTATGGTAGGAGATGACCAATTCACATTCTGCGAAGTGTGTGAAAATAACATAGAGCGTTGGTATAACGATACTGACCCTGAAAGACTACCAATGTGGTCAGATTGGAAGGTGTCTAAATAATGACTAACAGAATTTTTGAACCTTTCGCTACTGTAAGCGATTATCCTAGAGGTTTAATGAACCTCTGCCCTTGCGGACAGGTTGTCCTAGCCCCTGCGAAATACCACGCAGGATTTACTTGGTGGGAAAATCCTAACAAGTGTAAAGAATTATTTGAAGGAGTAAATAATGCCAGTATTTGAATTCACTACATTCATTGACATTGTTGCTGATAACTATGATGAAGCAATTAACGAATTTGATTTTAAATTAAAACACGGAAACATAGATAGAAGCACTGTCTATGTTGCAGACATTGAGGAAAAATAAAAATGAATTCTTTTTATCAAACTTTTTTCGTAAGTGGTAACGCACTTTTTTGGTTTTCAATGATCTGTTTAACTTGGGGATTTATTTTATTTGTAAAAGAGTAAAAAAATCCTCGGGCGATTTTGTGGTGTAAATCACAGTCAAAATGTCCGTT